AGCACCACGCAGTACGTCCACGACCACCCGCTCCGCCTTGCAGGCTCCGACAACTCCACGGGACCCGGTAAGTGGCTCTACGAAATCCACAATATGGTGAACAACAAGTTGCGGACCCAGTGCGCAGACGACCCAAAAGTGATCGACCCGGGACCCGATCCGAAGTTTGAACAGGTCAAGTCCAAATACATGGCTATGAAACCAACCAAGGTCCCTGGGCGCGACTTTCTGATGGCGGTTGCCTACAATTACAAGCCCGAGAAGACGAAGATGGCAACGCAACGGACCTTCATGCACGCATTATCCAAGGTATTCCCATTTGACGAATACCGCGCTGCCTTTGCCGAGTACATCAAGGATCACGAAGTTGCGCTATCTTCCCAGCGTGCCTACCTCAAGTGGATGTATGGACTACTGAAAGCCATGTCCGACAGGACGCGCTCCGATATTCCCCCGTACAATGTCTACGTGCGACGTGTGGCTTACTACAAGAGCGGGTGTTCTAGTAAGAATGATCGCAGCATCACCTGCCGAAAACAACGAGGAGGAGGTCGGGACCATAAACGGACTTATCGGGTTTCGCACCGAGAGTTACTTGGCAAAACAGAGGTATGAGCGCGCATCCCTATGTCTTCAAGTGTATATGTGGAGTTGGTTTGTGTTTACACTCTATGTTCTATGGCTGCTTATTCCATCATTCCCATGAAGCCCTTGCCCGACTTGCGGCTCTTGCGCCCGTGACGACGAGTCTTCTTGCCCGAGGACGACGACTTCTTGTAGGTCTTCTTCGCCGCCTCGATGACCTGTGCAAGACCCCCCTTCTTCTTGTAGGTGCCCTTGCGCTTCATCTCCGCCATTGTTGACTTTACGTGAGAGAGCCAAGCGTTTGCCATTTTGTTAGTTCAACGAGAAAAGACTTAGGACCCCGTCCGTTCAATGAATCCAGATCCTGTCCCTGCCAGATTCCACTGGCATCCTGACGCGACGATCTCATTGTCACCTGCATACACACCCTTGGACTTGTCGGGCACGACCAAGACCAAATGATGTGTCGCAAACTGCTTCAGCTCCTCGGGGTCGCGAGGATGGAGTGCCCGCGCATAGTCAAGACGACGCAATCCAGAGTCGCCCCACGACAGAGTCACCAGCGGCTCCAGGTCCGACCCCCGCATCTCAGGACCCGAAACCAGAATCAGCTTACCGGCAAGCGTGTCCAGCGGCACCTCAGCCAGGTTGGGTGTCGGTGGTACCAAGTGGCGATGGAGCGTCTCGCGCAGGGACTTGGCGACTGCATTGAGTGTGACGGTTGTATCTGTGTGAAACACCAGCGACAGAATAAAGGGATCTCGCTTCAGTGCAAAGAACGCCTGGTTCAGCAGCGTTACGCATACGGGCTCAAACTTTTCTCCAGAGGGCAGGATGACGGGGCGGTCTTGCATGTCCGAGCCAATGTGCAATTCAAGTAGGCGCTTACCGCTTGACATGGCGTCCGATACATCCGTCGTCCCTGCCACGTAGTAATCGGCTACGCGCTTGCGTACGAATTCTTCGGGGGCAACTTCTGTCTTCACCTCTCGTGCAATCAGATATCCAGCAGCCGCGAGGGCGCCAACAGCGACTACCATTTCCATTGTGTTGTGGCATGCTAATTTTCAGGCATTTTGAACAGAAGGTTGCGAAATGCGTTCATCACGTCGTCGGGTATCGGCTTGTCCATCGGCAGGTTCATCAGACATGCCCAATGAAAGTACAAGCAGTACATGCCGCATTCCGTATCCTTCTTCTGGTGTCGGATGGTGTTGTATGTGAGTCGCATGGGCTCCTGTCCCGAGACGGCATCCCATTGCCCCTGCCACCGTGTCATTAGCTCCACGATTTGCGCTTCGGGTTTGTGAGAGTAAGAATCAAAGTACGTCATGCGTGGATACTCCAACTCAGAGCGAATGTCGCAGAATGCGGCAATCCAGTGCTCGCCGGGACCGTCCGACGTGTCCGTGTTGAACACGATGCCGATACGTGTCTTGCCCTTCTTGGCTAGCTTGTCTATGCGCATAGAACACAGCGTGCTGACGATGCATTCCGACAACTCTGACTTCTTGTCAAAGTCAATGGGAACACATCCTACAAAGTAGTAGCCCTCAAACAGCTTGACGTACTGCTTCTCAACCTTATCAATGTCGTCGCTGGACAGCCAGTCCGTCCGCTTGGCAGCCCAGTCTGCAGGTGCGTTGGGAGGCGCCATCAAGGAGGAGACGATACACGACGGTGTGCCCTCGGCACACTTGGAATGCAGACGACGTTGGAGGTCAGACCACGACTTTGCAGGTGGCTCCTTCGGATGGGCTGCGTTGTAGACCTTTGCGAGTTGTTTGACTTCCTTCGCGTCAAACAGCGAACCGCCACTCATTGTTAAAAACGGACGCTTTTAATCTGGGGAGAACAGAGAACACAATGGAGGACCTCAAGCCTGTTCTGAGCAAGTACATTCAGACGGCGAAGCGACTGAGCGAGATGAACGCCGAGATTGCCGAGGTTCGCGACACCAAGCGGACACTGGAACTGGATTTAGCCGCCGTCTACGCGAACAATGTGTTGCCCGACAAGATTGAGCTGAAGGAGTCCAAGATGACCTTTGCCGTCAAGCGTCCTAACCAGTGGAAGCGGGGCTGGACGCTGTCCAAGAAGACACTTGACACGTACCTGCGTGACATCCTGGGCGAGCGCGGACAGGAGGTCATGAAGGAGATTGTCCGCCGTCACGAGCCGACGCTGACGGAGGACGACTTTGGATTTGAGCTGAAGTCAATGGATCATTGATGTATGGTTCGGGGCTGACTATAGGTTGGTTTCGGGGCTCGGATGGCTTCTTCCATCTCCCTGAGGAGATTGGACAGCTCGGTGAGGTGTCTCTGGGCTTGTTTTGCATTTTCATGTGGTAGAAATCCATGCTGTATCCGAGTAACTGCACACGACAAGGTTTGCTGAGTCTGAAGCACGCGGTGAGCCAGCGTGCACAGATGCTTCACCATTAACGTGATATGAGTATCACGGAGAAAATATCTTTAAACTCCGTCGTCTTCCCGCTGGGTAAAATACTCAAGCAACTTAGCAGCCACGACCTTGTCCGTGACCTCAAACACTCCACTCCAGTTGGGACGAACGATGCGCTGAACATCAGGGACGCCATCAACGATCTGGTGGCGGTCCACGTACTTGCGGTTCTTGTGTGTCCCATGCCAGAGATGGTACACCTTGCCCGGACTACAGCTCATGGTGGGTTTCGGCATTCTGCGATAGTCGGCGAAGGACCGCTGGAATGCGGGTTTGAGATACCCCTTTGGAAACTCAACACCCATCCACGCCGCCGTGCTGAGCGTGTCACCGCTGCCTGTGATGGCGTACTCGTAGAATCCGTACCTGCGAAACCACGACCGCTTGAAAGCCCATGCGAATCCGGGGTGGTACACGTGATCATATGTTTTGGACTTGTTCATGTACACGACGCTTGACCTCTCCAATGTGGATTTGGTATACGTGATGTCCAACCACACTGCAGAGGAGAAGGGCTGGACAACTTGATGGGCGTTCAACTGCTTGGACGTATCGGCGTACCACGTGGCACTCGTGAACACCAGGTCGGCATCCAAGAACACCACCTTGGAATACCGCCACGGCATGCGGCGCTCGAGCATACGACAAAGCTGCTCCTTGTTGAACAGGGCATTCTTGGCATAGACATGGAAGGCGTCTACAATCTCTGGTTCCTCCTTGCCGTACACCAACTCCAGAGTGTAGTACGGCAGCTTTGCACGTTTCAATTTTTCCACTGCGTACAAATAGTTCATGAGCATTCGCTTGGACTTGGCGGGGTTGAAGAAGACCAGACCAATCGCCATGTCGCAGAGCCGCGGTGTGTCGTAGACGCAGGTGGCTACATCCACGACAGTCTGTGTCTTGGGCGGCTCTTCAGGAACTCCAAGTCCAAGATTATACGCAAACGACTGGACCTGCCCCATTACTGCTTGTCGGAGAAAAGAGGAAAACGAATTGTGTGTCTCAGACAGAACGCATCACATGTACTCGCCCTACAACCCAGGCAACCGCGTGTTCACTGAAGCCGATATCCACCGTATCCTCCATCG